GTGCGGTAGCACTCCCGTCCAAAGGCCAAAGAAGCGCCAGCGGACGCGTGTGATCCAGATGCATCGCCCTTGCCGACAACAGCTTTGCGTTGCATCGAAAACAGTGACCATTGAAGCGAGTCCATACCATATCGGCAAGTTCCTTGCCGTTTGCATGCCGGTATCGTAGTTGGGGTGTTCCTCCATATAGATCAGCAAGAAGAAGCTCGAATGCCCGGCGTCTCGCGCCGTCCTCTTTCATCTGGGCTGAACTTCGTTGCGGATTGTGCGCAGCATTCACTTCGAACTTCTTGCAAAATCGACATTCCAATTGAAATCCGTAATCCAATTTCAGGAAATCCGCTTCGTCCTCAGAATTTCGGAGTCGACCAAAGCTTCCATGACTGCAGGGGCGGCGATGCTCCGCTACGCAGTGATTGCTGAAACTAAGGTGATCTCGTTCATTACCAATATTAACAGGGAGATAGCGTCCACAGCGGTTGCAAGACTTCAGCAAAATGTTTTCATGTTCAGAGCCGCTTGGACGCGGTGCTATTATCTCTACTGCACCGCCTGGATCATCTCCCAGAAAGATAGATTCGGGCGAAAACTGGTACATATTCTTCATCAGCTCGGCGCGCGCATCATCAAGATACTTGTGCCTGATCTTTCCACAAGATTGCATGTAGATCGCGACACTTGAAATTGTCTTTGCAGCAAGAAACGCGTGTATCTGAACCGGGACGTCTGTTTCGGCGCGCCAAATGGAACCAAATTTGTTCCAAGAAGGGTATTCATAGTTGGTCTGTGTGCGTTTCGCTGGCCCGCCAGTTACTGTGAGATCAACATTTCCATCGCACAGCACCCAAGCTCCATATCCCAGGATGTCTCCGCTTGCATGTCCATCGATCGTGAAAGACATTTCTAAAACTTCACCGGCCAACAGATCGTATGTGTTCTCGGAGTGGCGCTTAAACTCCCCACCGGTCGTGTTCGAGTGAACTGAGAAGCCTGATTTCCGAGTCGTTTCTCGCCTACGGCCTGCATAGAGTGTCTTACCGGGAAGCTTGCCGTCACCGTTCTTAACATTTGCCATACCGTCCGCGCCCTACTGCTTATTCAATCAATGCGGCAAGAGCTGCTTTCAGCCTCCCGCCGTAAATGGCCGTATCACGGATGCGTTTTCTGGAATAGCCCTAGCTGTTTTTCGCAAAATTTCGAATGTGCCGACCACTGCGAATATATCCCAGTTCCGCTTTGCGCGGCATATCGTCAACTGTGGCTAGAGAAATCTTGGGACTTGGGTACACGCGTCCTGATTGTACGTTACAAATGATTCCCAGTATCCGATTACTGTCATTCCATGCGACTCTGCCCTCATGCGTAACCTGATCTACCGCCTGTTCGGCCGCCCCGGCACCCGTGCGTTTGACGCTGCGGGTGGTGGTCGCCGTTGGGAGGGACAACGCACGGTCGATGGGCTGAACACGGCGATCCTATCGGGTGCTACGACTGCAGCACGCAGAGCCGGATGGTATGCACGAAACAATCCATGGGTATCGGCGGCGGTGGACAGCCTGGTCGGCAATGTCGTCGGGGCCGGGATCAAACCGCAATCTACACATCCCGACCGCGCCGTGCGCGAACGGCTGCAGGTTCTGTGGCTGCGCTGGACAGATCATGCCGATCCGGGTGGGCTGGCGGATTTCTATGGGCTGCAGGCCATGGCTGTCCGGGCGATGGTAGAGGGCGGCGAAAGTTTCGCCCGTCTGCGCGTCGTGCCCGACGGTACGGCTGTCCCCCTGCACATCGACCTGTTGGACCGGGACCAGGTGCCGCTGGACTTGCATCGCGACATCGGCGGCGGTGCGCGCGTCAGGGCGGGGATCGAGTTCAACAGCGCTGGGCAACGCGCCGCCTACTGGATGATGAGGGACCGGCCCGGCGATCCGCTGACCTCGTTGCGGCTGGAACCTCTGCGCATCCCCGCCACAGATTGCCTGCATCTGTTCAAGCCGCTGGCCGCTGGACAGTTGCGCGGGATCACGTGGCTTGCTCCGGTTTTGCTGCGGTTGCATGAGTTAGACCAGTTCGAGGATGCGGCACTGGTGAAGGCCAAGGTGGCAGCCCTGTTCACCGGCTTCATCACCGATCCCGACGGCACGGCGGGGGGTCTGACCGGCACAAACACCAACGGCGCACTGACTGTCGGCATGGAGCCTGGCAGCCTTATCCCCCTACCGCCCGGCACCGATATCCGCTTTTCCAACCCGACCGAAAGCGACGCCTACGGCCCGTTCGTCAAGAACCACCTCCGCGCCGTGGCTGCGGGCATGGGCCTGCCCTATGAACTGGTCTCCGGCGATCTGGAGGGTGTCACCTATTCCTCGATCCGCGCTGGGCTGATCGAGTTTCGCCGCCGGGTCGAGCAGTTGCAGCACAATGTCGTCGTCCATCTGTTCTGCCGCCCGGTCTGGGAACGCTTCGTGCGGCTGGCGGTATTGTCGGGCGATCTGCCCGCCCGCGATTTCGACCGCGATCCTCCGGCGTATCTCGCCTGCGAATGGCTGCCGCCCAAGTTCGACTACGTCGATCCCAAGAAGGACGTCGAGGCCGAGATCCTTGCCATCAACGCCGGTCTCAAAAGCCGTCGCCAGGCGATTTCTGAACGGGGCTATGACGCCGAACAGGTCGATGCCGAGATTGCCGCCGACAAGGCACGAACCGATGCGCTGGGCCTGAGCTTCGGTGCGCTGCCTGCCCAGAAGGAGGACATCCCCGATGAATAAAGGCGTCAGCCTACTGACCCGCCGCGCCGACCTGGCCCCGGCCAGTGCCGATCGCGACGCCCGAACTGTCGAAGTGATCTGGTCCACCGGTGCGCCCGTGCGCCGCCGCGATATGGCTGGCCAATACATCGAATGCCTCAGCCTTGCACCGGAAGCGGTGGACCTGTCGCGCCTGCAAGGGGCCAGCGTGCTCGATGCCCACCGGCAATCCGCCGTTCGCGATGTGCTGGGCAGCGTGCAATCCGCCAGCGTCGATGGTCAGCGTGGCACAGCCCTGATCCGGTTCTCGGCCCGGCCAGAGGTGGAGCCTCTCTGGCAGGACGTGTTGTCCGGGATCCTGCGCCATGTCTCGGTCGGATATTCGGTCGAGGAATGGGCCGAGACCACCGAGAACGGCGCGCGCGTGCTGACCGCCAGCCGCTGGACGCCCCACGAGATTTCCCTTGTCCCCACCCCGGCTGACCCGGGTGCCCGCATCCGCATGGAGACCAATATGCCCGACACCACCACCGCCACCCCACCCGAGACACAGACCCGCGCCGCCATCAATACCGAGATCCGCTCCATCGCCCGCATCGCCGGGTTGGACCAGGTCTGGATCGACGGCCAGATCGATGCAGCCGCCGACGCCGATACCGCCCGCCGTGCCGCCTTCGAGACGCTGGCGACCCGCAGCGCGCCGACGATCCGCACCGAACAGGTTCGCGTCGAGATTGGTGACAGCCAGGACGACCCGGCCCTACGCACCCGCCAGATGGGCGAAGCACTCTATGCCCGGATCAACCCACGCCACGAGCTTTCCGAACCGGCCCGCCGCTATGCATACGCCACGCCGGTGGACATGGCCAAGGAACTGCTGACCTTGCGTGGCGAGTCCACCATGGCGCTATCGCCCGCGACGCTCGTCACCCGGGCGCTGCACACCACCTCGGACTTCCCCATCATCCTCGGCAACACAGTTGGCCGCGTTCTACGCGATGCCTACCAAGCCGCGCCCTCCGGCATCCGCCGTCTTGGCCGCCAAACTTCGGCGCGGGATTTCCGGGCGGTGAACAAGATCATGCTGGGCGAAGCCCCTCTACTGGAAAAGCTAAACGAGCACGGCGAGATCAAGGCCGGGACGATGGCCGAGGCGCGAGAGGCCTACAAAATCGAGACGTGGGCGCGCAAGATCGGCATCACACGCCAAGTGCTGGTAAACGATGACCTCGGGGCCTTCTCGGACCTCGCCCGCCGCATGGGCCAAGGTGCCGCCGAAACCGAGGCACGGATCCTCGTCACGCTGCTGGAGGCGAACAGCGGCAACGGCCCGACGCTGTCGGACACAAAGGCGCTGTTCCATGTCGATCACGGCAACAAGGCAGGCAGCGGCGCTGTGATCTCCGATGCCACCCTCTCCGCAGCCCGGCTGGCGCTGCGCACCCAGAAGGGCATCGACGGCCGCATCATCCGCGTGACGCCCAAGAACCTGCTGGTGCCGCCCGCGCTGGAGACCGTGGCCGAGAAATGGCTGGCGACCATCGCGCCCGCCACCGCTGCCGATGTGAACCCCTTCTCGGGTGCCATGTCCCTTGTAGTCGAACCGCGCCTGTCCAGCGCCACCCGCTGGTATGTCATCGCCGACCCCGGCGAGATCGACGGCCTCGAGTTCGCTTACCTGTCGGGTAACGAGGGGCCTCAGGTCGAAAGCCGCTCCGGGTGGGACGTGGACGGTGTGGAAATCCGGGTGATCCTGGACTTCGGCGCAGGCTTCATCGACCACCGCGGCTGGTTCCAGAACGCAGGCGCGTAATGGCCGACCTCGCTCAACTCACCGCCTGGCGCGATGCCCTGATGGCCGCCCGCTATCAGGGCATCCGCACAGTTGAATACGACGGCAAACGGGTCTCCTACGCAACCGATGCGGAAATGGCCGCCGCGCTGGGCGATCTCAACCGCCAGATCACCGGCACCACGGCGCGCATCGCGGTGGTCCGCATCCAATCCTCGAAAGGGCTCTGACCATGAAGAACCATATCCAGAGAGGCGACGTCATCACTGTAGCCGCTCCCGCAGGCGGCATCGCCTCTGGCGAGGGCATGATCGTCGGCAACATCTTTGGCATCGCCGCCTATGCGGCCGCCGTGGGCGAACCGCTCGAACTGGCCACCACCGGCGTCTATCAGCTACCGAAAGCCACCGCCGCCGCACTGACGGTCGGCGCACGCGTGGCGTGGGACAACACCGCCAGGAACATCAACGTGCCGGGCACCGGAAGATTCCCCGTGGGCATCGCGACGGAGGCTGCCGGAAACGGCATCACCAGCGTAGCTGTTCGACTGGATGGCGTGGGGACCGTGGCTGCATGATGGAGCGAGATATCCGTGCCGTTCTGAATGGTCTCACCCTGTTGGTCGAGCACACGAGGGAGGCAAGCCAGCTTGACGCGATGCGCAACTATGCAGCGATCATGGCCCTGTGCGCCGATCTTCGGAAGGCGGCAGCCGAATACGACGGGACATGGAACATCACCATGGTCATCGGTGAGTTGGAAAACCATATGGCGGCTGTTGCTGGGCTGTTCCCGACTTGGAATCTGCCAACGGATCAACACCGGATGGGCGCGCGCGCTGCCATCAGCAAGCTGGCCATGGGAACATGCTTTGGCCAGCCAGTATAGTCGGCGGGGATGTTGTGGCACACGGCATCCCTGTTTTATGCCCCCTCCCTGACCAGCGAGGTGGCGGCTGAAGCTTGGGACTGTGATCAGTCGGCGTGCTCGCCCTCGCAGAACGCCATGTCGGTGATTTCGCGGAGGCGGGCGCGATAGTGGTCCAGCGTGCCGACATGGCCCCAGTTCACCTCCTCGGGGCTGGATCCGAAGTGGTCGGCGCTGTGCGCCACCAGCCGCCCAAACATCGTGTCGATTTCGGCCTTTGCGGCAATGAAGGCGTCCAGCGCGGCGTCGTTGGTCTTAGGCATGATGGTCCCCGAATTGGTTTCGAGGACATGACAGCTCTCGCGGGTCGAGAGGTCAAGCTCATTCGTACACGGAACGCCCCACGAACATCCAATCATTTCCATGTCGCATGGGTGTTGCACGGAAGAAATAGGAACGGCTGTAAGCGTTTGGAATCGCGAAGAAACGTGTTGTTCTGTGTTGCAACGCAAAAAGCGCCCCTCAGGGCGCCTTGCATTGGCATAAGCCATTGATATCTTGTTGATAATTTTGGTTGCGGGAGTAGGATTTGAACCTACGACCTTCA